ACATTAGCAAAGAGGAAGTTTGGACAAACACTACCAAGAATACTAATCAGGCCCAGAGACAACAAGTCCATAGACATTAACGTCCATGAAAATCCCATGTTCGGTGCTTGGCGCTTTGTCAAAAGAGGTAACTCCGATGACTCAGCGGCCATAAGACAGAGCAGTTTTGGAACCATCATAGCTGTAGTGAATACAGCGCCTGCCGCGGCGGACGGTGCAAATTTCACTGCATGGATTCATGGCACTATAACAGCTAAAGGAAAGACTCTTGTCACACAAGACGCCGTGGCAAGAAAGGTAAGTTGTCTTGTTAGTGGAATAAAGAAGAATGAGCTCGTGCAGGACGAGCTTGGCTGGGCAATGGCGATGCAGTTGCAGACATTCACCACAGATTTTGACAGCTTTGATTCTGTGGCAGAGGCTATGCTAAAGAACGGTGTCTGGCCTGTTGTGACTGCAGGCACCTCCTTCATGCTGGAAATTGTGTTAGTTGACGGCGATAACATCCAGAGAATAACTCTTGAAACACCCACCATGTATTTAAGTGAGGTTAACGGTTCAACGAAGACGCTCTACATCCCGTTTCCTAGTCATGAAGAAGTTTATCTTTTGAACCCTCAAGTCCAGTCGATAACCACCTTGGAAAATCAGCCCGTGGCAGTCTATCTCAAACAGTATGTCACCCCTGACAACGCAAGAAACCTCGCTCCTGCTTACAGGCGCAGATTTGTCAGGCTCTGATTGTGCATTGCACTTTCCTCACAAACAAAAACATTCTCTTTAAGATACATAATGTTATACATCTTATTTCTTGTCCCTTGCGTATTTGGGCTAACTGAAGTCCAACTGGCAAGAAACCAATTTGAAGTGCTATCTGAGAGCACACTTAACTCTACTCTTTTCGAACAGATGGTAATGAACGTTTGGCGTTCTTTGGAAGTCACACGCGAAATTAAAGAGGATCTTGATAACATCAAACCTGTTTTACAGTCCACTCTTGAACGTGTCTCCTATATTGACACAAACACTGCGTCACTAAGAGCCTTTTCCAAAAGCATCAACGACACCATCGTTCACTCAGATCGTACATTAACTTTGATTCTTGAAAATATTATTGATCCTACTCGTACCCAATTGATTTCTTCCATTAGATTACAAGAAGAACTTTAATTTGATTGTATATATTAGTAGCCATGATTCTATTATTATTGATATTTACCGTACCGTATGTGATTAGTCTTACAGAGGTCATATTGACCCGCAACCAATTTAATGATTTCGTAGCTGAGATGGAGAAAATCTCCATGGACATCAATTTTGAAGA